AAATGGATAGTTCTGGACTACCAGAAGATTTAAGTTGGGTAAATAATAATGTACTAGAATATGATACACTTATCTTTGGTGTGGGTAAATCAGGTATTGACTTTGGTAAAACATTAGCAGAAAAATTTAATTTACCAACTGAACCAAAACCAGTACAAATTGGTGTACGATTTGAAGCACCACAAAAACACTTTCAAAAGTTAATTGATGTATCTTATGATTTTAAATTATATCGTAAATTCGAAGATAAAGGAGTATCATTACGTTCATTTTGTACAAATAACAACGCAGCTTATGTTGCCGTTGAGCAAACATATGGAGATGTTAGTTATAATGGACATGCTAAAAAAGGAGAAGAACATAGAAATAATATGACTAATTTTGGTATATTAATGGAAATTCAAGGTATAGAAAAACCTTTTGATTGGTCAAGAAAATTAGTTAAAGAAGTAAACGAATCTTGGATGGATTGTTCTAGAGGAATAGGTAGATTTGCTCGTAAAGCCCACTCAGGATTATATTATTCTCCTACACGTGAAAGAGGAATGACTAGTGAAGGTATTTTAGTTGATGCTATGCATATTGATTCTTTAAACCAAGTTAAAGATGCATTTCAAGGGTATTATAGTTATATAGAAGATTTTATTGAAGATATGAAAAAAGTTTTCCCAACACTTAAAGATGATTGGGGTATTTATGTTCCTGAAGTAAAATATTTATCACCTGAACCCTTAGTTAATTATGAGGATTTAAGTTTAACAAAATTTCCTAATGTTCATTTTGTTGGAGACGCTTTAAGTGCACGAGGTATTACAGTATCAGGAGCACAAGGAACATTAGTAGCAGAGCAAATATTATCAATGGATGATGCTATAAATGATTTTTTAAGTGATCCTGTTAATAATAAAGAACCATATGAAATGGGTGATATGCATGAAAACCTTATAGGTGGGTTAACAATGCCAAAAGAAAATAGAAAACAATATTTAAAAAATGAAATTCATAATAAAAGAAGTGATGGATATATAATAAAAGGAATGAAAGAAGAACTAAAAAAACTAGAAAAATGAGTAAATCTAAAGTAAATATGAATGAACATATTAAGAATAGGAAATTCCGAAAGAAAGAAGAGGATGGATCTATTACTACTATGTTATGTTTAGAAGTTAAAGGAATGAGTAAACTCCATAGCCTTGAAGAACCAGCTCTAATTAATAAGGAACAACATAAAAAAGAATATTATATAAATGGAATTGAATATAGTTATGAAGATTGGAATGAGATAAAAAAAGGAAGAGAAGGTTTACCTTGGTATAAAAAACCTGCACCTAAAGGTGTGACTCATAGAAATTAATTCGTATATTAATATAAAATAACAATTTATGAAAATAGGATTTTGTGGTACAATGTCAGTTGGAAAAACAACGTTAGTAAATGCTTTAGCTAAATTACCTGAGTTTAAAGATTATACTTCTAGAACAGAGCGTTCTAAACATTTAATGAGTTTAGGAATACCATTAAACATAGATTCAACATTAAAAGGTCAATTTGTATTTGCTGCTGAAAGAGCTAGTGAATTATTATGTAATAAAATTTTAACAGATAGAACTGTTATTGATGTTATGGCGTTTTGTGAATTATCAACCTCAATGACAGCTAATGAAGCATTCTACCTAAACTCAGCCTTATCTCATTTAATTGAGGATTATGATTATTTGTTTTTTGTATCTCCTGTAGGGGTAAAAATGGAGGATAATGGTGTAAGGGAAACAGATATTAAATATAGAGAAGAAATTAATAAAAAAATATTAAACATTTTAGATTTAAGAGGTATTAAATATACAACAATCCAAGGTAATACTAAAGAACGTATAAAATTAGTTAAATCAGTAATTTTTTCATAATATTTATAATAAAATATTCTTATAATGAAAAAATCAAATTTAAAATCTTCAATTAAAGAAAAAATAATCAGTATGTTAGAAGCTACTAAAGCTGATGTTCAACTACAAAAAGATTTAAATGCTGAATTAGCAAAAACTAAACAATTAGCAGGTGAATTAATGTCTGAAGAAGATGAAGAACCAACAGCTAAACAATTAAAAGGAGATTCAGTAGCTACTATTGCTAATAAATTACAACAAACATCAAAAGAAATGAAATCTACTGTTAATAAGTGGAAAACGGCAGAAGGAGCAGAAAAACAAAAATTAAGGGACAAATTATTAAAACTAACTAACCTTAAAAAGGAGTTAGAATCAATGTTATAAAAATTACAGTTATGAGTATATTAACAAACTTATTTTCAAGTGGAGCAGCAGACCTAGTAAAAGGTGTAGGTGGGGTTATAGATAATTTACACACATCTAAAGAAGAAAAACTAAATGCAGAAAGAAAAATAAAAGCTTTAGTAGCAAAACATGAAGCTAAAATGGAACAAAACATAACTGATAGATGGTCTGCGGATATGAATAGTGATAGTTGGTTAAGCAAAAATGTAAGACCATTAGTATTGATTTTTTTAGTAGTTTCTACAGTTCTTATGATATTCATTGATGCTGGAACTATTAATTTCAATGTTGAGGCTAAATGGACCGATTTACTACAATTAGTATTAATAACTGTAATTGGTGCTTATTTTGGAGGGAGATCAATAGAAAAAGTAAAAAAGAAATAATGATAAATTATTCTTTACTACAATAAATGTCAGATATAAAAAAAATAATAAGACAAGAATATATAAAATGTGCAAAAGATCCTATACATTTTATGAAAAAGTACTGTTATATCCAACACCCACAACGAGGAAGAATACAATTTAACTTATACCCATTTCAACAAAAAGTATTAAATTTATTTAAAGAAAATCCTTATTCTGTAATTCTTAAATCAAGACAACTAGGTATATCTACTTTAACAGCAGGTTATTCTTTATGGATGATGTTATTCCATAAAGATAAGAATATATTATGTATAGCAACTAAACAAGATACTGCTAAAAATATGGTAACAAAGGTAAAATTTATGTATGAAAATTTACCTTCATGGCTTAAAATAGATGCTGAGGAAAATAATAAATTAACTTTAAGATTAAATAATGGGTCACAAATTAAAGCAACATCAGCATCAAGTGATGCTGGTAGATCAGAAGCAGTATCCTTATTATTAATCGATGAGGCCGCTTTTATTGATAATATTGGAGAAATTTGGGCATCAGCACAACAAACTTTAGCAACTGGAGGGGGTTGTATCGCATTAAGCACACCTTATGGTACAGGAAATTGGTTTCACCAAACTTGGGTTAGGGCAGAAGCCCAAGAAAATGAATTTTTACCTATTAAATTACCTTGGTATGTTCATCCTGAAAGAAATCAAGAATGGAGGGATAGACAAGATGAATTACTGGGTGATCCTAGAATAGCAGCTCAAGAATGTGATTGTGATTTTAGCACATCAGGAGATATAGTATTTTATTCTGAATGGATTGATTTTCTTAAAGATACTACTATTAAAGACCCATTAGAAAGAAGAGGAGTAGATCAAAATCTTTGGATATGGGAGAATGCTGATTACTCTAGAGAGTATATGGTTGTAGCAGATGTAGCTAGAGGTGATGGTAAAGATTTTTCTGCATGTCATGTAATGGATATTAAAACTAATACACAAGTAGCAGAATATAAGGGACAAATGCCACCTAAAGAATTTGGGTTTTTCCTAACAGGATTAGCTACAGAATATAATAATGCTATGTTAGTAGTTGAAAATGCTAATATAGGATGGGCGACATTAGATGCAATTAGGGAAAGAGAATATAAAAATTTATATCAATCTCCAAAATCAGATCAATTAACTGCAGAATCTTATTTAAGAGTATATGAAGGTAACTCAGAAATGGTGCCTGGATTTACAATGTCAATGAGAACAAGACCTTTATGTATTAATAAATTTAGAGAATTTGTAGGTGATAGATCAGTAACAATTCAATCAAAACGTTTATTAGAAGAAATGAAGGTATTTATTTGGAAAAATGGAAGACCAGAAGCACAAACTGGTTATAACGATGACTTGGTTATGTCATTTGGGATTGGTATGTTTCTACGTGATACATCTTTAAAATTTCAACAACAAAGTTTAGATGGAGCTCGTGCGGCATTAGGTAATATACAAAAATCAAAAACCAACCATAGTGGGGGGTATAGTGCAACTAGTATTCAAAATCCTTATTCAATGAAGGTGGGAGATAGGAATGAGGATATAAGTTGGTTATTATAATATATTTATAAATAAAATAAAATGGCAGATACAGGTTTATTTTCAAGATTAAAAAGATTATTTTCAACAGATGTATTAATTCGTAATGTTGGGGGTGATCAACTTAAAGTAATGGATGTTAATCAAATCCAAATGACGGGGGAACTAGAAACTAATTCTTTAATTGATAGGTTTAATAGGGTTTATACAAATTCACCTAATTCATTATATGGCCAACAGCAAAATTTTAACTACCAAACATTAAGACCTTATCTATACTCAGAATATGATGCTATGGATACTGATGCTATTGTAGCATCTGCTTTAGATATTTTAGCTGATGAATCTACTTTAAAAAATGATATGGGTGAAGTAATGCATATTAAAAGTTCAGATGAAAATATACAACAAATTTTATATAATTTATTTTATGATGTATTAAATATAGAATTTAATTTATGGCCTTGGATTCGTAATATGTGTAAGTATGGAGATTTCTTTCTTAAACTAGAAATTGCTGAAAAATTTGGGGTATATGGTGTTATTCCTTATACAGCATATCATATTGAAAGATTAGAAGGTGATCCAAAAAACCCATCACAAATAAGATATAGGTTTGACCCTGATGGAATATCAGGTGCTGATTCTGGTTATTTTAGCGTTCCAAATTCTGCAAACCAAGCAAATTCTATTATATTTGATAATTATGAAATGGCTCATTTTAGGTTAGTAACAGATATGAATTTCTTACCTTATGGTAGGAGTTATATAGAACCAGCTCGAAAATTATTTAAACAATATGTTTTAATGGAAGATGCTATGTTAATTCATAGAATTGTTAGAGCACCTGAAAAAAGGATTTATTATATGAATGTAGGTTCAATCCCACCAAATGAGGTAGATGCATTTATGGAAAAAACAATTACAAAGTTAAAACGTACTCCTTATATGGATGAAAAAACGGGTGAATATAATTTAAAGTATAATATGCAAAATATGCTTGAAGATTTTTATATTCCAATTAGAGGAAATGATTCAACTACTAAAATAGACAATTTAGCAGGACTACAATGGGATGGTATTGCCGATGTTGAATATTTAAGAGATAAATTATTCGCAGCACTTAAAGTCCCTAAAGCTTTTATGGGGTACGATGAAAAC